GAACTCGACGAGCTTTGACTTCATGTTCATCACTTCGTCCAGTACACCTGCACACCATAAAACCTCTAGGACGCGCCTTTGGGGGAAATCCACGACCTGTGTGATCGCGAGTGACCCGTCATTCAGAAAAGCCTGCATCTTGCCTGTCTGAAGCGCTTCTAAGATATCCCTTATGCTGTGCGTATAACCGCCTTTCTTCAGCCCCGACTCTAGGAGCTTCAGGATCTGTTTCTCATCAGCCGCCAAGTGGCACCACCGTAGTCGTAAGAGTTCCCGCGTTATCTACTGTAACCTTATACACCGTTCCGTTTGGACTTTGAAGGAGCACTGATTCTACCGCTTCCTGCGTAGAAACGCCGAAAATCATGGCTCTCTTGATCGTGTCAAAGATCGTGTAGAACGCGTTAGGGTCATAGGTCTGCGGCGCGTTAGGGATGAAGATTTTCATCGACCACCTCGCGGTATGAGATCGAGACGTGTTTCGCCAATAGACCACGGTGCATCTTGCGTAGACTCAATCCTGACCCGCATTTCTCGTCCTGTAACACGGACATCCGTATATCCGTCTGAACGAGGGTTATAGGTGGAGGATAACGTCTCTGTGCCCTCCGGAGTGTAAGACGTGTAGAACTGCAATGAGGTCGAGTCATAGCCGTAACCGCTATCGGTTAAAGCCTGACGCACCATCAGCACGTTGTTACCCTGTTGCAGATTAAGCGATCCTGACTCGACCCACCGATCACCGACAAGAGATGCACCATTATTGGTCCATCCGTTTTCATGATAGAACAAGTCATTGTTATCGTCTGCTGCTATAGGATATGGAAACACGCCTGCCCCAGTAGAAGCTGTGCGCATCATTGACCCGATAGACCACCAGCCCTCGGCGTAGTTAAACACGACATATTGATCTGGAACGGTTGAACCTTGGCTCGGATACCAGAACCATGCCTCTGGGAATAACCCGTTCTCAGCGCCATGAGTGTACGCAGCACCAGTAGTAGTATCGATGTTGTTTAACACGTACTCGTTAACGTCGCACGGCAAAGGCTTCACGTAACCGCCATCGTAGATCCAGAAGTTCTCTCGGCCCATCCAGACGCAGCGACCACCAAATGTTGCGAAAGCACGAGGAGCGATCAAACCGCACCCCCAACCGATACGCTCAAACCCATAAATGTATGGCAATCCAACATACCGCATCAGCCATACTTCATCGTCAGTCCAGATCAGCGTACCTTCACGCACAGATGTAGCCATAATGATGCGCGACTGAGTGTCGAGATCAAAGAAACCGGCTTGCGTTGTAGCAGAAGCAAAATCCCACTCGGCATAGTCTTCAGCGTCAGACCATCCAACACGACGAGGATTACCGTTCAGACCATAAAGCACAGCGTGGCGCTCTGGCGTGACAATCACGCCTCTATTGTTAGTCGGTGTACCAGTATGTGTTACAGAGCCGCCGCTAGAAGTCGCGTTTGTTCCTGACTGAGCATATGTAAACGTGTCGAGTGTTGGTGTACCGGTAACAGTAAATGTTCCATTGAATGACGAATTAGTAACGCCTGCAACGACAACTGTCTGTCCGACCTTGAATGTATGGTCTAAGGTTGTTGTTACAGTAACGACGTTACTCGTTCTCTGAATCGTAGAAATCAAAGAGTACCCAACAACTGAAGCCTGAGTATTTCCTGGGTTATAGTAAAACAAACGCCCATCACTTGACGCGACAGACAACACATCTTCGCCCCAGTTATCCATTGTCCATGTGAAAATCTGCGGATCTAATAGGCTTACAGGACGCGGGTAAGTTGCGTTTGTGTCATCACCATAGAGCAACGCGCCATAGTTATACGCACCGTATGAACCAATACCGGTAAGCGGGATAAATCCTGTTGGAGTGATATCGGTATAAGTTGAACCTGTATTGGCATATAGTTTAGTGTCAGTACCAACCATCAGCCATTGCGCATTAGCGTTATCGCGTAAAGGAAATAGGCAACGGACAGTGCTTGCCAGAGGCGCAGATGTGATACGCTGCCACCCGCCAACCGGTAGCAGTTTGTTTGACCGCCACCGGACAAGGTTTGCGTCCCAGTAACGCCCCTTCGCCAAAAGCGGAGTTGCAGGTTTAACTACACCGGGCGGGATGGTCAGCGGGACGAGAGGCATCAGGCATCTCCAGAACGGGAAAGATCTACTGCCTCTTTATTTACCTCATTCACGCGTCTCATCCAACCTTTACCGAATGTCTCGAAGGTCGGCAGTGCTTGGAGAAACGCGATACGGGCATCGCAGAACTGATCGATGAAGAACATCGCACCCGTGTCATCGACGATCTTACGAATTGCGGCAAGAGACGCTGGCCCTATCGCTCCATCCTGCGCCACACCGGAAATCTTCTGGGCGATCTTTGCCGCGCGTCCTGTGCCAGAATTGATAGCGCAGTCGAAGACAGCCATGTCTACACCGGAAGGGAGATCGTCGCCCCTAACAGCGTCCCAGTAACGCTTGCGGTAAAGCGGTGCTACATCTGACACTGTTAGTGCGCGTAGATCGTCCTTCGACACCTCGTGACCGACCCACTCTTCCCAGACCTTCTTGGTGCAGCCGAGATTGGTTGCGCCGCCTGGATCACGCGGATGGTCAACGTAGCCGCCTTCATGCTTCAGCACAGCTTTCAGGCAATGTTCAAAGTTATCACGCATTACTTGCTGTCCGTATGCCGGTGAGCTGAACCGAAATAGTATGAGAGAACGAGCATCAGCGCGCCATCAAGTGTACCGAGAACCCGTGCGATCAACTCGCGCATCGATGGCTCGATCACATTGTGGAGCATGAACCACTGGACGCATCCCCATGCCACGACAACGATAACCGCCAAGACACGCGGTGTAAGGTCGTGAGTCATAATTGCGTAGTTTCTGGCACTATCTCTGTCAGAGGCAGCGATGCGCTCCAAGTCGATGTCGAGAGACTTCATCTGGACCTTGAAGTCAGCGTCAACCTTTTTCAGCGCTGCTAATTGCTCCGCTGTAGGGTTTGCCAGTGCGAGTTTAATCTCTTCGTCAGAGGCATCCTGATGACCAAAAAGCGCGCCAGACAAGGCTTTCACAGCCATGCCTGCGACTGGGCCGCCCATAGCTGTGGCAAGAGTTGGCGCGACTGAGTTAATCAGTGGACCAAATGTTTTGAGTAAATCCATGAGAGTTCCCTATAGCTTAATCAGTAGAAGAAAACCGACTATACCCATTGCTAACACTAAACCCATCACAATTAAGAATAGCCCAGCAGCGTCTCTTAGTTCTGCATTGCGTTCTGCGGTAATCCGCTCTTCTTCGCGGTGTTGCCGGTCAACCTCTTTGCGGATCTCGATCACTTCGCGCTGAACTGACTCGTATGCGTGTATCCCATAGACAGAGATGAAGAGATTCTTGATCTCTTCCTGCATCTTGAACGCTTTCGCTTTCGCGGCGTAGCGCTCCATTGCCTCTTTCTCAATCTCGGCAGGATTAGAGAATAAGCGCTTCTTTGGCGGTGTAGCGGCAATATGCGTTAGTTGACCAACTGCGTTCCACAGAGATCCAAGATCCTGTGCCATTTCCTGTATTTCTTTACCGGCAGCAATAGCGCCTTTCAGCCCATTGTAAGCGGCTGTCGCTGTTGCAATTAGTGTAATTGGGTCCATTCATCGACCTAACGCTTTAAATACCAAGTCAACGAAGAACCCAAACACTACGCCAATAATCATAAGAATAGCGCCAGCACCCTTCCACCGGTTCATGGCAGAAGTAATAGATTTAACCTCAGTCTTAAGTTCGCCCATGTCACGATGAAGCATCTCAATTTGAGCTTCCATGCGCCCGATTTGCTGGTTCAGATCATCTGACATGTTTCACCTATTAAACTGCTGGTGTTTCTTCTGGCGGTGCCGGTGGATTAGGATCAGTAAATTCGCCTGTTGCTGGGTTATAAAGCCAGCCGAAGGATACGGGGCTATCATCGGGCAATCCGACAAGAGTGCAACCAGCAGGAGCTGGGTCTTCTTTAGGATCAGCCACGATAATATTGATCACCGTGTTGTCGCTGTTTTGGACTACTGCACACCGCTGATGAGTGCCGTTAACTGGTGCTGGTATCATTGGACCTCCAAACATACCCGGAATCATTAGGTAAACTCCCAGATACGGATAACACCGTTTGAGCCTGATCCCCCAGAGAAAGCAGATGCTGTTGCATTTCCTGCGCCACCACTTCCGCCGCCGCCATAATTATTTCCATTATTTCCGTTTGAATTTGGAACAACAGGTGTTCCACCGCCGCCGCCAAATCCTGCACTATTCCCTCCCGATCCTGAAGAGGTTCCTGCACCGCTAGATGAATTCCAACTGCCGCAACTTGAACCCGGACCGCCAGTAGCATTTACGTCTCCGCTAGTAGCAGTTCCGCCAGCGCCGCCACGTCCATTACTATTAGCAGCCAGACCACCGCCACCACCGCCCCCAGTAATTGTAGTTGCCCCTACGGTAAATGTAGTATTACCACCACTACTACCATTACCATTGCCACCGCCGCCAGCGCCGCCAGAACCGATAGCGTATGTGTATGCTGTTGATCCAGTAACGGTAAAGTATTTTGCGGCGTATGCCCCGCCGCCTCCACCGCCGCCAGCGCCATTCAGACCGCCATTTTGTACGTTTCCGCCCCCTCCGCCGCCTGCACCTATACATTCAACATAAATAGAAGTGCAGTTAGATGGCGTAGTGTAAGATGTGCCGCTTGTCAGGATTTGTGGCGCACGGATAAGAGATCCTGTAGCAGACAGCGTTGCCCATGTTGGAGCTGCACCAGCACCAGCAGACTGAAGATACTGACCGCTTGTGCCTTGAGTCGAAGCAGCAGTGCTAATGCGCCAACCGCTACCGTTATACGTTTCAAGCTGACCAGTAGTCGTGTTGAAGCCCGTCTGTCCCGCAACAGGAGATGCAGGGCGAGTGGCAGTTGTCCACGACGGGAAGACTTCGCCGTTTGTACCGTCAAGAGTTAATGGCATTAGTTAGCCTCCGCAATGGTGAGTTTGCCTTCCGCGACGAGAGCCATAATAGCAGCGTAGTCAGAGTTGGCGGGGTCAAGTGGGACCGAAACCCAAACGCCATTTATTTGGACTTTTATAACTTCATTGATGCCATTTATTGCTACATATTGTGCGTTCTCATACATGACTCATAACTCCGCACTTGCAAGATAACGGCCAGTAGCCGCTCTTGAAGCAGTAAATGTTCCTGTACATACATTAAATCCAGAAGGCGTAATTCTTGCTGCGGTTGCGGCAACAGCATTACTCACACCGGGAAAAGTTAATGTTCCGCTAGTGTTACTATCGTCATACAGCGTAATGGTTGGAGTTGTTCTCATGGTTACAGGAAATGTTGCAATACCATAAACTTGTGCTGTATCAGTTGAATATCCAAAAAAACCAGAACCACTATTGCCGCTTCCGCCTTGGCTTGAAGTATAATAGTACCGTTCACACAGCGCCAACTCTTGCCCATACAGCCGCCGTTCAAACGGTGTGGCGACGGAGCCAACTTCAAGCTGAACGCCTGTGATGTAGAAGGTTGCACCGTTAGTTCCGACTACTGACTGTGCGCCTGTGGCTGAAACATAATTTGTCCCAGCCCATGCACCCGCTGTGCCACTGTAAGTAGAACCTACG